AAGGACGCACGTCATGACTACAACAGGAGAGCTGCTGAGGTTCATAACCTACAAGCACAAGAGTTCAGGAAATCGTGTCGTACACGGATGACGATGGAAGCGGTGAATAGGTTTAAAGGTAGAGATGAATTCTACATACCGTGGTCGTTTGACTACCGTGGTAGAGCGTATCCAATCCCTGCATTCCTAACACCACAAGACACAGACTTTGGAAAAAGTTTGTTGACATTTGCTGATGGGTCGTACATGACACCTGAAGCTGAGGACTGGTTAGCGTTTCAAGTTGCCACTACTTATGGTCTTGATAAAGCTACGATGTCTGACCGTTTGAATTGGGTTAAAGAAAACACACATATTATATCTTGTGTCGCTTCTGATCCAATCAAACATATACACGAATGGGAAGCCGCTGACGAACCATGGCAGTTTCTTAGCGCATGTGATGAGTATTATCATTGTGTGCTAAAATGTGACCGTCATTTCACACACCTACCTATAGCTACAGATGCTACTTGTAGTGGTCTGCAGATATTGGCTGGTTTGGCAAGAGACAAGAGTACAGCTAAGTTAGTTAACGTCTTACCATCTGATAAACCGCAAGATGCCTATGCTGTCGTTGCTGCTACTGCTACTCCTTACTGTCCTAACTCTATCCGCTTACATATGGATAGAAAAACTGTCAAGCGAGTAGTTATGACGGTACCCTACAATGCTAAACCTTTTAGCAACCGTGGGTACATCAAGGACGCACTCAAAGAGAAAGGTGTTGAGATTGAGAAGGACGACTTGACAAAAACAGTCGTTGCTGTTAGAAATGCTATGGATGAGGTCGTACCTGGTCCCATGGCTGTCATGAGCTGGATCGAGTCTGAAGTTGCTAAGGCAATCGACAGAGGAGATAAAGAGCTGACATGGACAACTCCGTCAGGATTTGTCGTCACTCAAAAGCTCATGAAAAAGAAAACAGAACAAGTCGAGTTGCAGTTGATGGGTCGCTGTCAGTTAACTGTTGCCGTTGATAACGATGACAAGGTTGACAAGCAGCACCACAAAAATGCAACTGCACCGAATCTAATCCACTCACTCGATGCATCACTGCTCCACCTTTCTGCGCTTCGTTTCGACGCACCGATCGCTCTCATTCATGACTCTGTATTGTGTCGTGCTACTGACATGTCTTCTCTCAGTGCAATTGTACGAGAGACATATATGCACCTCTTTGCAGAGCACGATTACCTGCAAGACTTCGCTCTCCAAATAGGAGCGGAGACTGACCCACCGATCATTGGAGACCTTGAACCGGAATCCGTGATTGAATCCACTTATTTTTTCTGTTAATGCCCCGTACTATCCACAAAACTGAACAGCCTGTTATCCTTGAGGGTTATCAAGCTGTACTGAAGCCGAGTAAGTTCGGTTATTCCCTGTCTGCCATTGTTGATGGTAGCATGGTTGACGCCCTTGAAACTGACCGTGAGGAATCACTTCAGTGGGCACAAGGTAAACTCAAGAATCCTAAGCGTTCTGTGCTCAAGCCTGAGCCTTGGGAAGAGGTTGCAGACAACCAGTTCAAAGTTAAGTTCAGCTGGAATGAAGAAAACCGACCACCTGTCGTCGATACCGAAGGTGCACCTGTCACAGACGAGAATACGCCCATGTATTCTGGTAGTACAGTTAAGCTGGCGTTCTATCAGAAGCCGTACATCCTCAAGGATGGCGTCACTTATGGAACAAGCCTTAAACTGGTTGGTGTACAACTGGTGTCTCTCAATTCAGGAGCTGGTGTAGACACTGGCGACATGGCTGCAGAAGATGTGGCTGCCTTGTTTGGTAAGACTGAAGGCTTCAAAGCTAACGACCCTACCGTCACTGTTATCCCTGGTTCCGACGACGACTTCTGATGATTGATTTCAATGTTGAAAAAGATGCAGCCACCGGGCTGTACAAAGGTACTTTAACCGTTGACCTTCCTGAACTCACTGCTACCCGCTACAAAGCTGATCGTAACGACTTCAAATATGAAATGCGTCGTGCAATCAGCGAGATTGTAGAGGAGATCATTGAGAAAGGGATCGACGACTGATGGCATTTAGATCCAAGCTCGAAGAAAAAGTTGCTGATCTACTTGTCGATCTTGGTGTCAAGTACGAATACGAGACAACTAAAGTCCGTTACATCATCCAACATGTTTACACACCTGACTTCGTGTTACCCAATGGTGTCGTGTTGGAATGTAAGGGTTACTGGGAACCTGCTGACCGTCGCAAGATCAGGGCAGTAAAGGAGTTAAATCCTAACCTTGACTTGCGCATGGTATTTCAGGCACCGTTCAATAAGATCAGCAAGAAATCTAAAACTACATACGCTAAGTGGTGCGATAAGCATGACATCCCTTGGACATCATTCCAAAACATCCCCCTCGACTGGCTCCTCTGAATTTTTATTTCATGAACCATGTGAGGAGTGTGGGTCGTCAGATGCTAAGAGTGTCTATGACGACGGCCACACATATTGTTTCGTTTGCCATCACTATACGCACGGTGATGGTGAACCTTCTTTACACATTCATCAAACCAAAAGTGTGAACATAACAGGCTCAGCCCAAAGGCTGCAGAAGCGTAACCTCTCACAGAAAGTATGTGAGAAGTATAAAATCTACCGTGATGGTGATAAGCTCCGCTTTTACTATCATGACGAATCTGGCATTGTAAAAGGTGCTAAAGTAAAGACAAAAGGTAAGTCATTCTCGTATGAGGGTGAGGTACCTGGTACATTCTTTGGTCAACATCTATACCCTGCTACTGGTAAACGTATCGTCATCTTTGAAGGCGAGATGGATGCAGCTAGTGGGTCCGAATGTATGCCAGGCTGGCCTATGGTTTCTGTACCATCTGGCGCTGCTGGTGCAAAGAAGTCTGTACAAAAACAACTACCACTATTGCAAGGTTACGATGAGATTGTTATCTTTTTTGATAATGACCAGCCGGGACGTCAAGCAGCTGAAGAGTGTGCTAGTATACTTCCACCAGGTAAGGTCAAGATTGCATACCTTCAAGGGGACTACAAGGACGCCTCAGACGCCCTTCAAGCCAACGACTCTGACGCTGTATGCCGAGCTATCTGGGACGCCAAGCCGTTCCGCCCTGATGGCATTGTCGATGGCAAAACTCTTCTAGATCTTGTAACAACACCATCACCTGCTGCAGATCATGACTACCCATTTCAAGGACTACAATCAAAGCTTCACGGGTGCAGATATCGAGAGCTTGTCACGATCACTTCAGGATCTGGCCAAGGGAAATCCTCGTTCTGTCGTGAACTTGCAGCTCACTTTCTTTCTAAAGGAGAACGGGTCGGTTACTTGGCGTTGGAAGAATCCAACCGTCGTACAGCTCTAGGTTTGATGTCATCCCATGTCGGTAAATCATTACACTTGGGTGAACATACTCACGAAGAGCTTGTTCAAGCGTTCGACGCTACGATGGCTGATTGGAACCTCTATTTGTTTGATGGTTTCGGCTCCTACGATCCTGATGTTATTTATAATAGGATTGAGTACCTGGCATCAGGTCTCGACTGTAAAATCATTTTCTTGGATCACCTCTCCATCCTCCTTTCTGGGCTTGACGGAGACGAACGTCGAATGATCGACACCACCATGACTAAACTTAGGTCACTGGTTGAGCGCACGGGCATTGTATTGTTCCTTGTGTCTCACCTCAAACGTACATCATCGGATCAAAATCATGAAGAAGGTGCACGAGTTACGCTCGGCCAACTGCGCGGATCTGCTGCAATCGCTCAACTCAGCGACACGGTCATTGGACTGGAGAGAAATCAGCAATCCAACCAAGTACGAAGTGCTACGACAGTTAGAGTACTTAAAAATCGCTATTCAGGGGAAACTGGAGTAGCTTGTATGTTAGATTATGACCTTAACACCTGTAAATTCAATGAAACCCAAGCAGAACCTGAGTTCAATGCAAGCACAGACTTTTGAGTCACCGCATCAGCAGGCAATCCTTACTCCTCCGAACCCACCAACTCCAGAAGCCATTGAACGTGCTCAATTCAAAGACAAGACGTTCAGATGGAATGGGAAGTGAGTCTAATCTTTGACATAGAAACAAACGGTCTTTTGCATGATGTTAGTACCATCCACTGCCTTGCTATCCATGATCTCTCGACAGATCAAACGATTGCGTACAATGACACAGGATCTAGCGAACCAATATCAAGAGGCTTGCAAAGACTCCAGGACGCGGATAGGGTCATTGGGCATAACATTATTGGTTACGACATACCTGTTATTCGCAAACTTTACCCTTGGTTTGGTAAGCCTGCTTATGTGGTCGATACTCTACTACTTAGCAGACTCTACCACCCAGACATGATCAACTTGGATAAGAGCCGTACCTGGGATGGTATGCCTCTTAAGTTGTATGGTAAACACTCACTTGAATCTTACGGCTACAGATTAGATGAACGTAAAGGTGACTACGGTTCCACTTCTAATTGGACAGATTGGTCCCAAGAAATGGAAGATTATTGCATACAAGACGTTCACGTTACCACCAAACTATGGAAACATTTCCAGCCCTACCTGAATGGGTCACGCTAGAACACGAAGTACAACAAATCCTTACCGAGCAGGAGATTCATGGATGGGCTTTTGATGAGAACGCTGCATGGCAACTTGCATCTTCTCTCACCAGAGAACTACGAGAAACTGAAGAGCTACTACGAAACAGGCACCCTTTCGTCAGAGGATCGGAATTCACTCCTAAACGAGATAACCGCACGCAAGGATATGTCAAGGGTGCACCCTTTACTCGACTGAAAGAACTCAACACATCATCACGGGATCATATATCATGGATCTTGCAACAATTCTATGGCTGGACTCCAAGCCAGAAGACAACTACTGGGAAACCTGTTATCGACGAGGTGAT